TGTTGAACATGTGTTGAATTTTGTTTTTTTGCCTTCCGAGACTCTGCGCTTTTAAGGCCCGCCAACCTACGTTTTTCACGGATAGTTTCCTCTTTCACCTTTTTAAATTCAAATCTTCGAATTAAGCTTGGCGACCAAAAATATTCGTCATCACAGTCCAATAATTCGTAGTCATGAATCAACAAATAAATTAACAAAAATGAACAAAATGAACACATTGAATTTTGTTCCAACACGTGTTGATTTTTGTTGAACACTTGTTGAACACTTGTTAAAATTTGTTCGTTATTCATTCTTAATTCATTATCTAGAGCAACGAATGTATATTTTTTTAGTGGCAGTTTATAGTCATCTGCTGCGGCTAATTTTTCAATCAATATCCACCACCAGGCATATGAAATCATTCCTAATTCTGAAATCATAGCAGCGATTTTAGGATCATTGCTCGCATTGATATCATGACTAAAGTAGTATGATTGGTTTTTCGCCATTTCTATCACTCTTCATTATCGTTAAATAAACTGTCCTGGGCTCGACGGCCCATAATAAATTTCACGCATTCATCGATTAAGTCTTGAACAGAGATAGCAAATGTAGAGTCTGCATATTCAACATTTAACCAGTCCGTTTTAAATTTAAATTCGTTAGGAGTGTTCATATCAGACACGATACCTTCAACACCAACTTGGTTAATAAGACCTTCAATGTCACCATACTTAAATTTGAATGTGTTTACCAAAAATGGAATTTTAAATTCTTCCAGAAATTCGAAGTTCTTCTTCACAATAGACTGCAGTTTACTAAATGATTGCAGAAGTTCAGGACGCGGATCATCTTTAGATTTTAGCGTGAATACATCAGTTAACCCTGTAGCAGATGGTTTTTGGTAGGCGATACTGATATTGTTATCTTTAATTTGAATTGATTTAATAATCATAAGGGACTCCTTTCCTGTTCTACGATTACCAACTTACCAGTAGCAGCTTGAACAGCTTGCTTAAATATTTCTGAATCTGAGTTGCTATCAGATAAATGTAGTAGTCGTATATCTTGGCACTTAGTAAGGTCCATAGATTTGAGAAATTTGATTACATTTTCTAGTGAAAAATGAGATTGGATTAACCGTTCCATTCGCTTTTTATCTAAATAACCAGCTTCTACTTGTTGATTTAGGATTTCATAGGAATGGTTACATTCAACCATGATGTGATCAATATTCTTAAAAGTATACCGACAGTAATATGTATCAGTGATATAGAGTAGTTTTTCCTCTCCATCTGAAATCAAAAAACCAACATTAGGAACGTCATGTTCTAATTCAAAAGGCAAAATGCTGAAATTACCTATCGTAAATTGAACCTTAGGCGTAATATAGATGACTTTGTGATGTCCTGTTACATACAATGCATCTGCAGTATCTTTTATCATATACACACGATGACCTAGCTTTAATAGATCATTTACAGCTTTGCTATGGTCACCGTGTTGATGTGTAAGCAACGTGCCGCATAGATGTAGAAAGTTAAAACGACAATACCGTTGGATTTCTTTAAATGATAATCCTGCATCTAGTAGCAGTTCATCACCATTTGTTGATGTTTTAATTCGGTAGCAGTTCCCTTTCGAGCTACTACCGAATGCTTGAATACTAATCATGATTAATCCCTAAACATATTGACTGCTTTGCCAGTTTCAGGATTAACGAACTCATTGGCTGAACCAGGTTCTATGTCAATGGCTTCAGAATTTGCATTATTAGCGATTGTTTCTGCCACATCTGATTGAACATCGATAGTTTCACCTTCGAAATCAGGGGTGAGTTCGCCATTATTATCACGAATGACGGCGCCATCTACAGATATTGCATTAGCCATGCTCTGCATTTCAACTGATAGAATGCCATATTTACTTAACAAACGTTTTAGTACTGTTTTGATGGCCATTGCGTCAAAGTCAGTTTTCCAAAGACCAAAACCCCTTTTGTATGTTTGAGAATACTTTATAGCGTGTGCTTCAGCATCTTCTTTAGACATATATAAATACTTTTCAAATCCATTAATGAGTTTGAAATAAGCGATGTATCCAACTACATTGTCACCAGTTCGCTCGCCCAATTCGAATTCGCCTGTAAGTTTATTATGGTGTTTAATTTCGCCTTCGTAGATTTCACTAGCATTAATGGTCTTATATTGACCTGTGCGCATGGCCAACTGGATATACCCTTTGTAACCCATTTGAAATTGAGCTTCATTAATTTTCTTTTTACTGTTATAGAAAGGAACAATATAGGCAAACCCCAAATTTTGATTGATTGGAAGATCCAAAGTGGCTGCCATTACACCTGCAGTAATAACTGTAGTAGGGTCTGCTTTTGATAAAAGTTCATTATTATTAGATACAGAAATCAAGCTAGACACAAAGGCCGCTGATTTTTTACCCAAGATTTCATTAAAACGTTTCTTTACCGACTCACTAGACACCATAGTTTTAAGCGATGGTGTTTGAGTTTGTGTTTTTGTTACTTCACCCATTATGTACCTCCTATGCCACGTTCTCGCATACAGCGTGAATATCTAAGTTAGATAAAATATTATGAATTTCTAAACGGCCCTTTTGAGTCCATTTAGTAGTGATTTTAGAGTCTAAGCGGCCATCACTCCTACAGAATGTAAAGGTTTCGGATTTAGTAAACCCTTTTGACATATGCTGTTTGTAGAGAATCCATTGATCACCGACCTTACGTTGCAGACCAGCTTCATGTAAGATTTTATTTAATTCTTGAGCACTCATGCCGTAGTCAGCGGCAATCTGAGTAATGGTTAAGCAAGATTTACTTGAGAGAATTTTATCCACGTAATCCTTAACCGGTTTAAATTCTGCTATCTGCTGCTCTTGCTGAGCGACAATAGCTTTGGTAGCATTGTGCGATTCTACCTCATTAGCATAGGCTCTAAGAGCTTCAGGTAATGACTTTGGAATATTCATGCTATAAGTGCCGGTCTTACGAATTTGAGGGATTACTTCAGATGTAACCCATCGTTTAAATTGCTTTGCTGTTGGTAGTTTACTGGATAGTACCAGGGAATATAATCCGCTTTCATTAATCAAAATAGTTTCTTTGTTTTGATTGCCATCAAATACCATTGTCTTTATTCTATCTTCTTCATCAGTATGTCGGTTTACATCTCGACTACCGTTTTGGTACCCGAGAGTATCAGCGACATCTTTTGCTACAAACCATAATTCGTTATCTTTTTCTAAAATACGAATTTGACCAAATGCATCATTATTGAAAACTTGTAAGTCCTCCATATCTACACCTCCTGAACCACAAGTTGCGGCGCTGATTCATCAACAATCAACTTAATTGTTTGGCTATTAACTGAAACGAATTCAGTTACAGCTTCCGCATTATCGATGAACACCGGCGCATTAACTTTGAAATAACTAGTTAATGCATTGATAATGTCTAATCCGACATTAATTCTCGCAGCATTATTCATGCTACGATATGGAACGCCTTTGTAGGTGGTTTCACAACATTCTTCAACATTGCCATTCAACATGACGTTGAACATTTTGAAACGAGCCAATTTAAACTTTGCATTAATGCTTTCTTCCAACATGTTAACTTTGGCTTTTACGAACTCATCCATAAGATATGATGCTTCATCGAGTTCATTCTTTTCGGTAACAAGTTTTTGTTGTTGGTTTTCCAATTCGATAACACGATTTTCAATATCATCAATCAATTTGAATTTATTCAATTCAGTCTCGAGATTTGCTTTTTTAGATTTCAAAGAAGAAAGTTCATCATCAAGTCTTGCAAGTTCTTCGATATCTGCACTTGGTTCCTCTTCAATTTCAAGCAAGAATAATTGCGCTTTTAAGTCAGCATACGTAGAATCATCTTCGGCATTAGGTTCAGAATACGATTCATATTCTTCACGTTTGCTATCTCGATCTTTGCTTTGTAGAGTAATTACATCTATTAAGCCATCAGCTTTCAATGCCATAATTCTTTGCTGCTCTTCATAGCTTTCTTTTAGCTTGGTAGCACTATCGATAAGACTTTTCCATTCTTCTAGCTTTTTAGATTTATTAGCGTTGAATTCTTCCTCGAGTTTTTCCTGTTTATCAGCAGGTAGTTGTTGTCCACAAGTAGGACAAGTTTCTTTATTAAACTGCTGAGCGTTAAATGTGTGAAATTCAGATGTTAGAGTTTCGATGCGTTTGTCTTCTCGCTCAATTTCTTTATTAAGCTCGTTACTTCTATCCATACATCTATCTCTTTCCGCTTCTATTGCCTTTAATTTAGATAGTGCCGTTTCGTATTCGCTACGCAAACGTTGTTTATTCTTATGGTAATTAGATAGTATGTCCGAACGCCTAACGTCTAATTGACGATTAATGTCACGAATTTTAGCCTGCTTTTCTGTCGCACTAAAACCGTTTTTAATAATGGCCTTTTGCTTTTCAACATCATCAATGCCAGTTGATAAAGTTTTAATATCACTGATCAATTTAGCTTTATCCGCCATAACTTCAGGTTTATTTCGTACAGCTTCGTCAATACGAACTGGCAACATATCTAGTTCTTTATTAATAGCTGCCTTTTTAGACGCAACCACTTTTCGATGATCGTCAACACTATGACCAGATAAGACATCGGTTAAAGCTTTTAATTCATTATGGCTTGCGATAACATCTTCGTCTGAGATATCACCGCACATTTTAAGAAGTAACTTGCGACGATTTTGCCATGAATACGTTTCGTTGAAGTACAACGGATTGGTAATCAACTTAAAGATGCTTTCATCGACAAGCGAACTAACTATTTCCTTGTATTCTTTTTCTTTCTTAGGTACACCATCGACAAAATAATCTGTCGTATGGCCTGTTAAAGTAACTTCACCACCGCGAGGGGAAGAGTACTTTTCACGATAGACGCGTTTAAGCTCAACAGTACCACCTTCATCTAATGTAAAGATTCCTGTTACTTCGTGATTGACTTTATGGATAGGTTCGCCACCATCCAATGTCTTAATTTCGAAGTCAGCTCTATCTAGGCTATCTTTTCCGAATAGCAACCAGCATACTGAGTCAAACACAGTGGTTTTCCCGGTGGCATTATCACCACGGATTACAACATCGCCATTAATATTTATGGCAAAGGACTTTAGCCCTTTAAAATTTAGTAATTCTAATTTTGTGAGTTTCATATCATTCTCCTATACAACAGTGGCATCCACATCGATGGTGTGTGGCTCAATCTGTAATTGATTGGCCCATTGCATGACCGTCGAGTGAATTTTATTATTTTGTTTTAACTGCGTATTCGCAAATAACTTTGCTTGCACTAAATGGTTAAATTTGGGTTGCCCCTTTTTTACTTTTTCCCCTGTGGCCAGTTCTAAGCAGGCCACAGGATTCATGTCATCATCAGTGACAACTACAATCGCCGTCTGTCCTTGCATGACACGACCACGATAAGAGCCCACACAATTTTTTAATTGCTTACCAACGGTCATTAAATCAGCTGCAGTCTTAGGAACCATAAAGTGCATTCCGTTCACGTCAGCCTGTAATTGAGGTTGAGCAGGCAATATTACATCTCCGTACTCTTGCTTGTTAAACAAATTGATAAGTTCATCATGGAACTGTTTTAGCTTGAATCGCTTTTTCCATAAAACATCCTGGTATTTTGGTCCTAGTTTCACGTACATATCAACGCAATCCGCTATATCACGGATATCCTCACCCAGTAACCACCGCAATATAGCAGGTTCATCGAAGCGTTTGATTAGTTTTTGCCACATATCCCTAGAATGAGGTGTATTTAGCTTCATAGCCTTACGAAAATCGTTAGCGTTATGAAGTTTGCCGGTATATGGGCAAGCACTTTCATAGCTGCGCTGTAGTGTAAGAATGGTACGTCTGCAGTTTTCGTCACCGAATAGATTGAGGATGTCAGACATAATCACGCTTAATGGATCATCAACCATACACTTTCGTAATGCTCTGCTATTGGGTGATTTATACGACTGTCTAAGCGCTGCTTGAAAGTTCATACCCTTTCTTGTAGCTGTTAACACATCCTCTTCAAATGGAATATTGGTGTATCGATACATGCTATAAGCATTAGTCCAATACCCGTACTGCCTCATTAGACTCACAATACTAGGTATATCCGGTGCAGATAATTTCAAAATCATGTTGAGTAACATTGTAAAATGATAGCCGTTGTCTTCAGTAGAGCTAGGGGACACATATATATCCTTAGCCCCATAGCCATATGTTTCTTTTAATCGTTTTTCAAACATAACTCTTAAAGCTTTAAATGTTTTATTTAAAAACTTTCGATTAAAGTCTGTCATGGCATATGAATCACCAAAGAATTTGAGCACAGGCATAATCTCGTTCTCACGAATATAATCAACAGTGAGTTCGTGGCGAACTCTAAATCTATCAATGTATGTAGCTTTACGTTTTTTAAAGTCGAATCGCAATGTTTCCGTGCACATTCCGTGGTCATTTTTTCTACCATCAAAGAAAAGCTGTATACCTTGGTATCTAATTTTTAAATCTAAAAAATATTTATAGTTGATAACTTCTACATAGGCTGTCACAGGATATACTTTCTCATCATTAATGGAATAGCAAATCTTATGATCGTAGGGGTTGGATGATAGATGGCAATTTGGACAAGTATAATATTTAGCACCAGTTACATATCCATTGTGATAGGAATACTTACGCTGCCAGCTACCGCCAAATGTAAATCCACAATCGAGATGGCAAATAGTTGTATACTCCGCACCGTAAGGGGCCTCTAGGATTACGCTATCGAACATTTTGTGAATATAGGTACTGGATACAATCTCCACAGTGAATTCCCCCTTTAATCACCAAACATAGCAAAGAGGTCAGCGTTATCTTCTACACTAGGCTCAACCATTGGCGGTGTTTCCTCTGTATCTGGTTTATTATCAACTGGCACAGGTTCTTTAGCTGTTTTAGTCTTACGGGTACGCTTTGGCTTTTCTTCCTTTTTAGTGTCTTCTGTTTTGTCTTTAGGAGTAGCTGACTTAGGAGGCTCGACCACATCAAAGGCTTTTACAATTGCATTAGACGCTTTCATTACACTTTCGGTATACGCTATACCCGCTTGGTATTCTTCAGCATTACCAGGGTCCATTTCAATTGCTTTATGTAGTATATCTAACGACTTCTTACATATATCTGCTTGGCTTTTAAATTGTTGTTTAGCCATATTTAAGCCTCCTTCTCTGCCATGATGGATTTTAAATCGGTGATAAGATCATCTGTCAAAGAGTCACTAGATGGACGAGTAACACCATGCTTGCTAAAGATTGCAAGTGCTTTTTTTGCTTTTACCCCATCTTCGCCCATCCATTCACGGAACTCCTTATAAAAGGCTTTTTTATCTACCGGTTCGTCACTTACATCCAATGCAGGTTCAGGTTCAGGTTCAGGTTCAGATTTAACCTTTTCTTGAACGACTGGCTGAGGTTGTGATTCTGCTTTAGGCGACGGATCAGCGTCAAGAGGAAGTACTGGAAGGTCGTCATCCGTAATTTCTGAAGTTTTCTGTTTTTCCTGCTTTGTAGCAGGCTCTGCTTTAGGTGCAGTTTCACACATTGCTTTTGTTACTTGTTCAGCAGGGTGCTTTTCATCATGACAATTACCGCAGCATTGATGGTTTAAAATTTCATTCCATTCTGCGATTTTAAGTGCAAGATCTTCTGTGTTATTGAATTTAATTGTTAAGATATTTTGATTTTCCATGATAGTTTCTCCTTTAGAATTTAAACAGTAATTCATCATCAACTAATTTCCCTTCAACGATTTTAGGGATTCCAATTTCCTGGAGTTTACGAATTACGCTGCGACTTTTGGATATATAAATAGTGTTTTTTTTAATTTGTACCGCGGTCGGTTTAATTACATATGGCTCTGTTGCAATCGCAGGCGCCACACAAATGACTTTATTGTTAATATCTATACCAACTTTGAAATATTCCGGGCCTTTTAATTTCCTGTAAGCCGGCATTGAAAGCTTGATATAGCTATTCGTAGTCACTATAGCTACCTTTTGTAATGATTCGTGTTTGCCCCTGTTATCTGCAAAGAAATTAAAGTCAAATGTATTTACAGTGGCTTTATGTTTTATTGCTTTTATTTCAAGCATTTTATCTCCTTATCTGGTATAATTTACATAGGATATTTTTTATCTTTGCTCGTTACTCATTGCCGTGAGTGCGAGCATTTTTTACTTTTACGACGAATATGTTCATCGTGGCAATGTTTACATACTCTAATTGCCTTACGATTAATCTCGTCATAAATGTAGTTATGAGTGTGTGGAATTAACCTAGCACCGCATTTTGTACATATTCGAACAAAAGACCTCATCGTATTAACACCCAAATCAGCCCGCCGTAGAACAGAATACAAATAGTAATCACAACAAGAGTAAATAGCACGCCAATCACATCAATATAATCCATGTTCCACCTCCTATTTGTAATATGGATTATGACAGTATTCGCCGTATTTCCTTATTTTAGGAATATAATTGACTTCACATTCCTCGGCTTCTACTTCTGCCATATCCTTTTTATAACCATATATTGATAACGCTAAACCTATGATTGATTGAATAAGGAATTGCATATATCCAATTTGGTCAACTTCTAAGGCCCCCATAGAACCTGCGACCAAAAACGTGCCAATTAACATATAACCCATTATTCATCGTCCTCCTCAATCCATTCAGCCGTAACGCCGTCTGTAGTCACGATAATACGGATTTCCGATTCGTCGTAATCACACATAAAATTTTGCAACACATACGCAGCATCCATAATATCGCTATCGATATTATTTAGAATGCGATCCGATTCGATTGCTTTTAAATGTGCAGCCATTGCTGTTTCGTTTACCGGAATAGCTTTCATAATTATGGTTCTCCTATAACATCATCATTGATAAAATAGATGCTACTGCAGCAGTAGCAAAACTCAAGTGCATTCCCACGTCAATCCAGTTCATGATTTACATCTCCTTTAAACCTTTAAAATAACCAGGATCGTGCCTAAATCCAGAATGATATAGCGTCGATACCTGACATTTTGATATGTCGGCACTTTTAACATACTTGATAGCCTTCCGGATGGCGTTGTCAATTAATCGCGTTTTTAAGTTAGAAAATCCCCAATTCGAGATACCCAACTCTTCAAGCTCCATCAGCGCCCATCGTTTTGTATTACATTTTCTGTCGAGGCTATATTGAAATCCACCTACGATTCCTTTAATTACGGATATTGTGTAATGATAGGATGTGTTACTCCAGTTCATGATTTATCCTCCTATTGAATACGTGCAGCTTTAAATTCTGCATCGATAATTTTTAAATCCCACCCAAGGGAGTGCATTAGGTAAGTCTTAAAGCCTTCTTTGTCGATGACAAAGGCTCTTGACTTCTTCCCAGGTGACTGCCAGGCGTAGGCAAACGGGAATTTGCCTACAGCGATGCCCTCTCGGACTGCGGTTAAGCTAATTCCGAGTACAGTCGCCATCTGCGAAACAGATATTACTTTTTTTAGCATTTAATACCTCTTTTTACTTGATTTTAATTCAAGTTTCTAGTTAAAAAAATTTGGTCAACCGTACAGCCAAAGTACTCTGCCAGTGCCACTACTTTACTAATGGCCACATTGGATATATCCTTTTCCCACGCATTATACGTAGCAACAGATATGCCAAGATCGGCGGCAACTTGCGCCTGTGTTGCCCCTTTCCGAGCTCTCAACTCGGAAATATAAAATTTGTTTGGCATTACTACCACCTCCTTATCGTGACCTCATGATAGCATGAATTAAATTCAAGTGTCAATAATGAATTTGATTTTTTTTCAAGTTTACGATAAAA